CGATGCTGCTGAATCCTTTCAATGCCTTGTCGTGTAATTATCACAAAACCTTGTGGCGATTTGAAAAAATGGTCTGCTGTTAGGCCATTCTCATCTGCCAACCTTTTCATTGTTTCTCTTTCTGTAGTTTTCATGCTTACTTATTTAATTGATTTCTGATTTAGTTTTCAAAGTCAACATCACAACATCTGATGTGATGGCCATCCAATAGAATGGCAGTTGTTCTGATGGCACATGAATGCCTTCATGGTAGTTATATTCTGCATCATACGCTGCCAACCATCTGCTGATGGCACCAAGTACATGGCGTTCAATAATTATTTGGCTGTCTGCGTAGATTATTACATCAGCCTTTGCAAGCTGATTGATTCCATCAATTCTGGTGATGATGTCCAACACAACTGCTTTGGCCGTGTCTGTCAAGTTATCTGTGCCATCTTTGTAGCACTCTATCAAATCAAGGTAGTTCATTGTGCTAATGTTTCAAGATGATTAAAACAAAGTTCTTCAATGTCATGACCTAATTGTTCCATCAAATTGGTGATGTCAAAATCGAACCAATTTACGCTGATGTTGTCAACTGATGCTGCACATCCAGGATATCCAGAGCCATCTGAATAATATAGCACCATAGATTCTTCTGGCTGATAGTCAAATGTGATTGTCACATCTGCTGATTCGATTGTTGTATCAAATTGAAATTCCATTTTTTTTTCTCTATATGGTTTATAATTGAATAACATCTTCAGAAAAAGCATCATCATCGCCACAGGCATCACAAATGCCAATCAATGCAGCTTTTTCATAGTCATCAGAATAGGCCAACACCGCCTGTGTTTCGCCACATTCGCAATGGCAATTGGCTTTCTTCTTGAATGGTTCGTAGCCGTTACTGTTTAGCAGTTCAATGGCTGCTGCTTCAGTCTTCATACAATTGATAATCTTCATTTCTCTGTGTTTTTAAATGTTTCCACGAATATATGGAATAATGTCAATAACTTCCAAATAACTGCACAGGAAATTGCACACGTTTATGTTAACGTGCTGATAATCAACTAAATAATTTTAACAGTTAATTCACAGATAGCCACGTGTCATCATCATCTGACTGATTTTTGATGATGTGCAGGTACATTTCTTCTGTGTTGACCAAGGTCCTATGGTATGCATCAATTTCACTTTGAATATCCTTGTTCCTTTCGCTAACTTTCCAAACAAGGACAGCCAAAATGATGATGCAGAAAACAAGTATCAACAACAGAATCATTGAAATTATCAGCAAATTAACGATTGTCTGAATCACCTTACTTTGCCCTTAATGATTCGCAGATTGTCCACTTCAAAGTCACCATTGTCATCAACACGAATCACAGCGAAACCATGGTTCCATTTGTTCACAGGCATATATCCTGGATGTAGTTCAGACAGGCATCCTGTAGACCATGTTGTGACAACCTTGCCATCCAGATTAGATTCTGAATGTTCTGATGTTTGATGGTTATGGCCGCATATCACAGATGCCTTTGCTCGCATGTAATAGCCACGTGCAGGATTGACAGGTGAAAATACTGACCTTCCAAATTCATGGCCATGCATGATGGACAGCTTGCCTGCCTTTATTACTCGTTTATCTTGTATCAATTCACATCCAAGTTCACCAAACTTCAGCAGTTGGTCCATTGTGAAATTTGCTGTGCCAATCAGTTCCGGTGCCTTCGTTCGCAGATATGCTTCATACCTTTCTTCATGGTTGCCAAGTTTGAAATAGAATGGCACACCATCAAATTCCTTCCGGAACACTTGCAGTAACTGCCTTGTTGCTTCCAATTCTTCGCCAAACCTGCGCTTTCTTGGGTCACTTTCGTATCTGCTCAAAGCATAGCAGTCCACAGTATCACCATTAAAGACTATGGCATTGACATTCTGCTGCTTACCATATTCAATGGCCTTTGTGATTGCATCAATATTATGGTATGGCACATGGATGTCTGACAACAATAGTATTCTTGTGGCTGATTTTGGAAGAATGAATGGTTCCCATTCTGCTTCATCACTTTCTGGCAATCCAAATGGATTTGCAACGCCCAATGCTTTGGCCTGTTGTGCTTTTTCTGTTGTCACGTGTTCGGTGCCTTTAACGCTTTCGCGCATTGCGGCACCATGCTGTCCACGGTAATATCTGATGATGCTTCTAACACTTTCAATGTCAAGGAATACTGATTTGTTGCTCTTATATATGAGCTTCGCCAATGACAATGATGGCAAATGTGACCAATGCTCCATGTACTTGTTGACGATTTCACCTTTTATAGTTCTCATTGATGCTGTGCAATTATTCGTTCATGGTAGAATTTGCTGTCTAGGTCACGTATCTGCATGGCCAGAACCATCCATTCATCATGTGCTGATTTTCTTTCTTCTGCTGTGCTGTCCATTCCAAGATTGGATTGCAAAATTGCATTCTGATGCAGCAGTTCATCAATCTGCTTCCGTGTGTCTTTGTCTTGGTCATAGTAATAGTTCACGCTCATTTCTGCCAAAGTTTTCTTCCAATGGTCACACCAACAAAATGGTCACCATTGAACTTGTAGTTGGCAGTAATATACATCTTTCTGATGTCACCATGAATACCAACACCAAACAATGGTTTCACATTTTCGATGAAATCAGTCTGCGCTTCGATGGATGCGTGAATGCCAATACCATATGATGGTGCCTTCTGCACATTGGATGTGTATGTGAATGCTGCTTCTTCTGTTATGTTTTGGTAATTGAACCATGTGGCCTGCAAACTGCCATCAGCCAATGTGATGGTTGTGTCGTACCTGTTCACTTCAGTCAGCCATGTTTCAATTATTTGGACTGTGTCAATTATCAGCACTTCACGTTCCTGAATGATGGTGTTGGTGACTGTGTCGGTCACAGTTACACGCTCCACGAATCTGACTGTGTCTGTTTTCCATCGGTCCACATATTCTGTGCGATAAATTGGCTTTTCAATTTCAATTGTTTCTGTGATTGTTGTGGCACCTGTTCCACAGCCTTGCCACGATACAAGGACACCAAGAAGAAACGTGACCAAATAAGGCCACACAGATTTGAACAAGCTGATTAGCAACTGCCTGTCCATAGTTCAACTTCAGATTCTCTTCTGCGAATTAATCCACGCAATACCTTGCCACCGCCTTTGGTCCATCGTCTAAATTCGAAAGGAATATTTTGGTCATCTGGACAATGATTGACCTTTCGCAGCAATGTTGATTTGGTGAAATTGCCAATGCCTACATTATACACAAATGAAATCAATGAAGCCTTCTGGTGTGATTTCAGTTTTACATCCATGACAGCATTCACCTGTTTTTCAACTGCCTTGATGTGATGCAGCAGTTCTTCTTCTGCCTTTGCTTCATCAATTGCATCATCATCCATTGACACCTTGGTGCCATCTGAATAGATGGTTGTGCCATAGCCAATTGTTGGCACATTAGCCGGACACAAATATGGTGCAGATTCAAAGCCTTCAAACTTCTTAATGATTTCTGCGGCCTGTTTTGCAGCGCTTTTTCTTGGTTGTTTCTTCTCTTTTTCCATCACACTTTCCATTTACGCATTGACATTTGATTGGTCGCAATGCACACCATTCACCTACATCTTGCATTTATTGCCTTTAATTTCGCCACGCATTTCAACCAATGCTTTGGTGTTGTCAGCAATCACATCGCTGAACTTGTCCACGTGTCTGTCATTGGCATCTTGCCAATCTTTACGTTCATCTCTGTGAATGTCGGTTAACTTGTTTAGGTAAAAAATAAGGACACCTAAAAATACGCCTGCGATGCCATACTGCGTGAATGCTTCAATTAGGATTTCCATTATAAAATTAAGTTACCTTGTTCGTCAATCTCAGGAACAATGCCCCATTGTAACAACTCCGCAATCCATTGTGCTTCGTCAGTAAATTCATCGAATATCCAAATCGTTTCAAACACTTGGTTAGGTTCAACCCAACCGTAGCTTTTAACTTCGGTTCGCTCGTCATCGAAACAGATGTAATAGGTTCGTACTTCAGGGTATTTTATCTCGTTCATCTTGTTTTATTTATGCTGCTCCACCATCAATGATGCCGCCCCATTTAGCTATTAAACTTGTACGTGCAGTTTCTGCAGCTCCTCCACTTGTGTATTGACTGCTTCCAAAATGAGCAGTTCCGCTAAATGACATAGCACCCTGAGCATCCCAAGCGATTAGCAACGCATCATAGTTAGCAGTCGATACACCGCCACCACCAGACATAAATAAAGACATATTTGTAATTTGATTTACATCCCAATTTGCAAGATTTTGGTCAAATGAAGTTGCACCTTCTAACGCTTTAAAAATATTAGTTGTTAATGACGTATTCCATAGACCTATTGGAGCGTTAAAATTCACTGCATAAGCAAACATTTGATTGAATGAAGTTGCTTTCGAAGTATCCCACGCACTTATGTCTGAACTAAAATTAGATGCAAGTCGAAAAATTAAGCTGAAGTTAGTTATATTGCTTACATCCCAATTTGATAAGTCTTGGTTAAAATCTGTACAGCCATTAAACATAGAGTTTGCATTTGTAACATTGCTCAAATCCCAATTATTAAGGGGCTGGTTGAATCGATAACAGCCACTAAACATTGCTACAGTATTATTTGTGCCAGTTATATCCCAACTATTAATATTTTGATTGAAAACTCTACAATTACTAAACATTCCAACGGTGTTTCCACGATTAAATTTGGTAACGTTTGATGTGTCCCATGTTGTTATGTCACCATTAAAATTAGTTGCTCCTTCAAACATAGTTTCCATGCTTGTTATGCCGCTTGTGTCCCAAGAACTAAAGTCTGGAGTTGTTAATGAAATACAGGATTTAAAGCAATTTGCTAATGAAGTTGTTGATAATGTCGGGGAATCTGTTGCCGATATATCAAGGTTACTGCATCCCAAAAATGTGCTGTTATTTGCAAAATCAAATCCGCCCCAATTACTCACATCAGTTATCTTTCTTCTATCTCCACTATTGGCAAATCTAAACGTATTTACCGCACCCTCAATAGTAACCGTGTAAGTTCCGCCCGAAGCGTAGGTATGTGTGTTGGTCGTGTCTGAATTTCCATCGCCCCAATGAACTGTTGGCCCTGCTGTCATAGGTAAGACAATAGTATCTGAAGCCGAACCAGCTTGCGTAGTGTCCCACGTTGAAACAAAATCGGGATTAGGTGCTGCACCACCACCAGATGATGCTTGCCTTCTTGCTATGTTGACAATGCCGTTCATCCTTTATATACAATGCAGCTTCCAGATGACATTGTCAATGATGTGATGCTTGACGATTCTGGCACAGTTATATATCCACCTGCTTTGCAGGTAGTTCCAGATAGCCCATAGTCGGCCAATGCGCCAACGCCATCAACTTCAAATGCTGTGAATACTGTATCTTCTTGCACAATAATTGCATAGCCATTCAATGATGGATGTGCGCCTGTTCCTGTTAATACTTTAGAACCTTTGGATGCGATTGCTTTTTGTTGGTATTGCATTACTTATGTTTTTTTAGCTTGTTGGTATTTGGCACCTATCATATGCGTATGGCTGTGTGATTGCCAGAACACATG